TCATGGGGATGTCCTCATGTGGCTTATGAAGACATTACTAACATCGGGGTGTACTAATCAACGGGGAGCAGGTCAGTAGTACACCGACAGGTTTTTGAACGGCGTGATCAGCACGCCATTTACCGGGAAGTAAGGCGCGATAAAGGTCGGCATATTGCCTACGCGCTCCTGCGCGACAATAAGTTGACCGGCCAGCATTTCGGTATTCGGGTTGGTCTGGCTTAATGCGTTGATGGCCGAGAAATTGCTGCTCGTCAGCAGGTCGCCCGCCAGAATCACCACGTTATCCGGGTTACGTTTGTGCCACTCATCCATCAGGCTGTTTTTGGCGTCGTACACCGCAGCGCCAAGGTTGCCGTAGGTGCCTTTTGCGACGATCTTGTTATCTTCATCGCGCGAGGTGATCGTCACATTGGAAATGACGCGGTGCGGCGCTTCCTGGCGGATTTTTTCCAGCCAGCCAATGCCACAGTCCTGCAATAGCGGGTTAGCGGCACGGTCAGACGGGTCGCTGTACTTCACGCCGTTAAAGCCAATCATGATGCGGTCAAGCGACATCTGGCGGGCCATCGCCTTACTGATCAGCGGCTGGAACTCCGGCATGTGCGCCCACGCATCAAGCTGTTCATAACTGATGCCGTAGTCATAGTTGACCTTGCGGCACATGTAATCGAACGGCTCCATTGAATGATTTGAGCCAGGGTTGCGACGACTGGTAACACTGTTGTTTACGCCAGCCATCGGGCCTTTGCTGCCGATCAGGACTTTCTGACCGATCTGCTGATTGACGCCAAACACGTTAATTTTGCTCAGGAAAGAATCATCCTGCTGTGCGGCCTGCTCAAGGCGCTGCTGACGCGTCGGATCTACGGCAAATTTTGCAGCAACGGCGGCGGTTGATACGCCGTTGAGCTGTGCCTGCCGGGCGATGTACTGATCAAATAACTGGCGGGTATTGTTATCCATGCTCTCTGCTCTCTTTGTGAATATCAGTAATCAGCCAGTTGCGCGTTAGCGCCACCGCTCGCGGGTGCACGCTGGCTGAAATTGGCGTCTGTGCTGCCCAGTTTGCTGGTCAGCGCGGCAAGATCGGTGGTCAGTTTCTGGATGGCCTGGCGGTCCTGCTCGCGGGCGCGGCTCAGGTCGTTGAAGTTGTCCAGCAGTTCGGCATGGGACTGAGCGACATTCTCAACGGCGTCACGCACCTGGCTGAACTGCTCACCGTCAGACTTACGGCCTTTGCCGATAATCCCCATGACACGCCCGAACCACTGTTTACCCTCATCGCTGCGCTGCTCAGCCAGTTCGATGATTTCTGCCTCAATGGCATCGGTGAACAGCGGGGCTTCACCCTGCTGATTGTTGAAGGACATAACCTGCTGACGCTGCTGCGCGGCAAACTTCAGGCGCTCGGTGCCGAGGCTCGCCGGGGTATCGGTCATCGCCAGCCCCATGACATAAGCCTTGCCGTTAAGCGCAAACTGCGGGTGCAGCTCAATGCTGGAGTAAATTTTCTTACCTTCTTCCGTCAGCTTCTTCATGCGCTCAGAAGGTTCGATCTCGGCGTAAAGCGCGGTGCGTCCGGCGAGCGGGCCTTCACTGATATCTTCAGCACTCAGCGCTGTCACATCCCCCATTGCGCCGAAATCACTGCCGGGGAACGGCGAAAGGTAGTGCTCCACGTTGACGCGTGCGCCGTACACGTCCGGGCTGTAGTTTGCTGCTGCATCACGAAGGTGCTCAGGGCGAATTTCACGCCCGTCAACGGTGGCACCGGAGACAGCAACGCGGAATTTTTTACGGGCTGGTTTAGCTGCGCTGGCCATGTCGATAATCCTGTTGAGTGGTTTCTGTACGGTCATGATGGCAGAGCGTAACTTGCTGTCTCAACGAGGTTTTGTTGTCGGAGGAAGGCGAGACCTTAAAGTGGGCGATAGGGGGATCGCGCGCGGGGTAATCTTCACCACATCAACGGTGGAGGGCAGATGATACAGGACGCTTTTGTACGTCAGAGAGCAAAACAACTTTACTGGCAGGGCTACCCGCCAGCGGAGATCGCGCGTCTGATGGGAATTAATCAGAACACAATTTATTCATGGAAAAAACGCGATGAATGGGATGAAACGCCGCCCGTCCAGCGCGTCAGCCAGTCTATGGATGCTCGCCTCATCCAACTGACGGACAAGAAAGACAAGACAGGGGGAGACTTCAAAGAGATTGATCTGCTTACCCGGCAACTGAAAAAGCTGTCTGACGGACAGCAGGCAGAGACTGGAGCGGGCAAAAAGCCGCGCAAGCGCAAGCTGAAAAATCACTTCACCGAAGAACAGATCGTCGCGCTGCGGGAGAAAATACTGGATTCGCTGTCGTGGCATCAACGTGGCTGGTATGAGCAACGCCACCACCGAAACCGCATGATACTGAAGTCCCGCCAGATTGGCGCAACCTGGTACTTTGCCCGCGAGGCGTTACTTGATGCGCTGCGTGATGATGTGAAATACCCGTACCAGCGCAACCAGATATTTCTGTCTGCATCCCGCCGCCAGGCTCACCAGTTCAGGGGATTCATTCAGAGAGTTGCCGAAGAGGTAGATGTTGAGCTTAAGGGGGGGGACAAAATTGTACTGAGTAACGGCGCAGAGCTGCATTTCCTCGGCACGTCTGCGGCGACGGCGCAGTCCTATACGGGCAACCTGAAGTTTGACGAATTCTTTTGGGTCAGCAACTTTACCAACCTGCGAAAGGTTGCTGGGGCGATGGCAACGTTGAAGGGGCTGACGCGTACCTACTTTTCCACGCCGTCAGGTGAAACCCATGAGGCTTACCCGTTCTGGACGGGCGACCGCTGGAATGAGAAACGCACAAAGGCTCAGCGCAAAGCGTTTGATGTTGGCTGGAAAACGCTGAACAGTGGCTTGTTATGCCCGGATAAAACCTGGCGCCAGATTGTCACCCTGAAGGATGTGATAGAAAACGGCTGGGAATACACCGACCTTGAAGAGATCCAGGATGAAAACAGTGAGGATGAATTCCGCAACCTGTACATGTGCGAGTTCGTTCGCGATGGTGAGTCAGCCTTCAACCTTAACGCACTGATTGGCTGCGGGGCAGATGGTTATGACGAATGGCCGGACTGGAAGCCTTTCGCGTCCAGGCCGATGGGTAATCGCCCGGTCTGGATAGGCTATGACGCCAACGGCAGCAGCGGCAACGGTGACAGCGGCGCGATTTGCGTTGTGGTGCCGCCACTGGTGCCGGGCGGTAAATTCCGCACTGTGGAAACGGAACAGGTGCGCGGCCTTGAGTTTGAAGAGCAGGCGAAAGTTATCGAAAACTTCACCTTCAAATACAACGTGCAGCATGTCGGCATCGACGTGACAGGCGGTAACGGAGAGGCTGTTTACCAGATAGTGAAGAAGTTTTTCCCGATGGCAATGCCCTACACCATGTCAATGACGTCAAAGCGCGCCCTGGTACTGAAAATGCTACAGCTGATCCGCGCTGGTCGCTGGGAGTATGACCGCAGCGAGCGCGCCCTGATCAACGCCTTTAACTCTGTTCGCAAGGTAAAGACGCCTGGCGGATTCATTACCTATGACACTGACCGCTCTCGCGGCGTCAGCCACGGTGATTTAGCCTGGGCGAATATGCTCGCCATTATTAACGAACCGCTGGGCCAGGAGAGTGGCAGCGGCGGGTTTGCTATGGAGTTCTGATGAAGAAGCGCACATACAAAAACAATCACACAGCCAGCAGTGGCAGTGCCGGACAGCCTGATATCTCTGACGCGCTCAGAAGCGATCCGGCGCTCAGCGCCTTCACGTTTGACGGGCCATACTCAGTAACAGACGGCTATGATCTGCTGGATAGCATGTGCTGCATGGATAATGGCCGGTACTACGAAACGCCAATAGACTGGAAAGGGTTAACCCGTGCGTTCTCGCAATCCCCGCTGCATCAGTCTGCGCTTTATTTCAAACGCAATGTGCTGACCGGGTGCTATATCCCCCATCCGTTGCTCTCACGTCAGGCCTTCTCTGCGTTTGCACTGGACTGGTTTGTCTTCGGAAATGCCTATCTTGAACGTCGGTCTAATCGCCTGGGAGAGCCACTCAAACTTAAGCATGTTCCGGCACTGAACACGCGGCGGGGAAGCGATCTTGATACCTACTGGTTTATCCGGCAGTGGAAAGATGAATACGAGTTTAAGACGGGGCAGATCTGCCACATCATGAACCCGGATATTCATCAGGAAATTTATGGTATGCCTGAATACATGGGGGCGCTGCTGTCCGCCAGCCTGTCCCACTCTGCCGACAGGTTCCGCAAACTCTACTATGACAACGGCTCTCACGCCGGATGTATTCTCTATGTCGGTTCAGAGAAGGTGGATCAGGAAAGCATAAAAGTGGTGCAAAAGACGCTGTCACAGGCCAGAGGGAAAGGCTCCTTCAAAAACGTGCTGATCCACGCACCGGGCGGCGGCAAAGACGGCGTGCAACTCTTGCCGTTCAGCCAGATATCGGCAAAGGATGAGTTTCTTAACATCAAATCAGCAACGCGCAACGATTTACGCGACGCTCATCGCATTCCGCCGCAACTGATGGGCGCAATGCCGGAAGGTAACGGCTCCCTAGGTGATTGAATCGCCACGGATAATCTAGACACTTCCGAGCCGTTGATAATACTGGTTTTCATATTCTGTCGGTGACATCTGTT